GTCTATTATCGGAGTATCAAACAACGTAACGGTGCCGTCATTGTTATCTTGCACTCGTGCAACAAGCTGCGCGACTGTTATTAATTTTATAAGAGCTGGTTCTGTCATTTGAGTTTTACCTTGTAGATTTTATAATCAAACTTCTCATCGTTATACATTTTCAACCTTTCAGCAAAATGCTCTAGCGTGAAGTTGGATTTAGATTTATAGGATAAGTTATCTGCAATATCAAACAATGTGGCTGATTCCTTCTCATTACCTTTACGTAATCCTCTACCAATTGATTGCAGGACTCTAATCCTACTTTTGCTTGGTGAGGCAAAGATAATGTTGTGCAGCCGTTTAATATTGATCCCTGTACTAAAAGTACCAAAGCTCGCAACAATGATAGCATCATTCTGATCCTCTACAATGTGTCTGATTTGTTCTCTCTCATCACCACCCACACTGCCAGAAACAAAATAAACTGGTCTGTCGCCAGCTTGTTTCTTAATATCATCAAATAAAGGCACACCATGCTTTTCTACAAATTGATAAAGCAATAAAGTGTTGCCTTCTAAACTCAAAGCTAAGTTTCTGATGAATCTATTTCTAGCCGTATATCGAACTAAAAAGTCTACTTCATCTTGATATTTATCTTTGCTTCTTAGACGTTTAGTTTCATCATCGTATTGTAGAACAATTGCTTTTACTTTGAACTCAGATAGCGTTCCTTTGTCTATAAGTTCAGATGTTGTTGTCACTTGCTCTACGGCACCAAACAATCCTTCAAGAACTAACTTATGTGTTTGTGTTCCATCAAGCGTACCTGTGAACCCAAATCTATATTTGCAATCTATCATCTTTGTTAGTATGGATGTTAGCGACTTTGCTTTGAATAGATGAGCCTCGTCTCCAATAATAACATCAAACTGATCAAACCATTTCTTTGGCATCTTGTATATTGATTGCCATGTACTAATTGTTACATCGTGTTCTGTTTCTTTTTCAACCCCAGCCGTAATGCAATGCATTGGTTGTTGGTATCCATACGAATCAAAATCGCCAGCCATTTGTTTTACAAGCGATACTGTCGGAACAATAATCAATGTTCGTTGAGATAGATATCTTGTAATAAGATATATGATAAGAGACTTACCACTTGCTGTTGGTGACAACATCAAGGAACGTCTTTTCTTTATTGCGTGAGCAAAAGCGTTCAACTGATAATCACGGACATCAAATGGTAAGCCAATTGAATCTGCAAATCGTTTAGCTTCAACTAAACTAAACTCATCGTCTGCATAAGCTGGATCAATAACTAAATCGTATCCTCTTTCTTTTGCAAACTGCTCTACGTGTGGTAACAGACCACCATAGATTCTTTTTGTTGTAGGATTGAAAAGTCGTATCTTACCATCCCACATTTTATTTCTTACCTGAGGCATGAACTGCATACCTGGTACTGTAAATGTGAAGTAGTCTTGAAGTTCCCAGCAAGAGCCACCTTGGCAATCTACTGACATATAAACTTCATTGACCTTTGATGCGATCAATGTTTCTTTCATTAAATTCCTACTTTGAATTTCTCCCACTGAATAGCAGCATTAATATTGAATCCTCTATTGTTAAGAGACTTAATGATTGCTTCTAAGAATTCTACCTTTTCTTTTTGGTATGCTTTCTTTAGATTATAGTTGATCCAATCTCTATTACCTTCTAAGTATACAGGTATATCTGCTTTCAAAATCTTCAGTGGATTTTGTTCCCATTGATATTGTTGCATGGTCTCATAGTCAAGGGATCCTTGATAGTATTCCCAAAGGTCTCTATACAATATCTTGCCATCTTCTTCAATCTTTTTAAGAGCTAAACGTTCTTGTGAGAAGATGTTAAAGTATTTACTGTGCAGCTGAGGAATCTTAATAGCTTCATCACCAAGCTCAGTTCTATCAACCTTGCTGTCTTTCGCCCATAATTCTTGTATTTCTTCTAGCTTCATTTTTCTTTTCAAAGTATAATCTAATATATGCCTTACGGAACACTGCTACAAAAAACAATGTGCCAGTACTCGTTATTGTAATCTGAAACGCGTTAAAAGACAACAGGTCTAAACAGATATAGATTATTAAATAATTAAGAGGCAGCATTATTAATGTGCCTAGTAGTGTATCAGTTATCGCTTCCTTCAGCGCTAGCTTTTGATTCTGTTTCATTCACATACCAATTAGTTACCGTGTTCACTCTAAATGATCTCCACGCATTCTTATCCAAAGACCATACAACAAGATGATCCGATTTTGGATCATATGCTTCTATAATTATTGGCATGTCAGGTGCTACTTCTTTTGAAAGTGTGCAGGGCATTACTCTCACTTCACCAGTATTGATTTTTGTAAACTCGACAGTTACTGAACTTTGTCTGGCTGCTGCCAGAAACTTACTCGCATCAAACATAATGTATCCTTATAAAGTTGTGATTTCAAATTTTCTATATTTACAACCAGCAGAGCATTCAAGATAGTCTACGTCCTGGCCTGTCGTTGTAAAGGTCAATTCTCCTAGAGAATAGGGGTAGAGGTCAACGAATTGTACCTCAATGTTTGGATTCATTGCGCTATTGTTAATCATTAACGTAGCGTCACTGAAAACCTTAGTGTCGCTCATTGGAGAAGTCTTTTGATTCTCCCATGCAGTCTTAGTTTGTTCTATGTCATCAGTCCTTGCAAACGACTTCATCCAATTGAGCAGTTCGAGATAGTTAGCCATGTTTTCATCAACTCTGAATGTGAAAGTCAAATCACCAAACTCTAACTTATCACCAGGATATGGTAACCTTGAGAAAGGAGTATTGATTTCTAACTCAGGAACACTAACATTTGGTAATGTAATGTTTTGGATAAAGAAGTTGACTGTAGGGAGCTTCTTGATCGTAAACTTAAAACCAAGTTGTGAAAGGAAGTTAGTATTCGTTGGTTGATAAACTTTTGCCATGTACTATTTATCTCTTATTTTTCATTCACAAACTCATTGAATTGTTTTGCAATATCAATGACGTCTTGTACAGCAACAGTCCTCAAAGGCATTTCCTTTTTAGATTCAGGATGATTATCATTCCATGAATATATGGTCTGTCTCTCATTCTCAATGTTGTTGATTAGAATACCTTCTGCAAGGCTTAATAGATCGGCTCGAATTTCGAAACCTGATTTTCCGTTTGACATAATTTTCTCCTTGTGTGTCAGTGTGATGTCGTGCGCTACCCTTAAGTAGCGCCAAGAGCTTTCTTGGTTAAGCAAGATAGACTTACCTCCGACAGTGCAG